AGCAGGCCAGGGTCCGGTCCCGGGTCGGGGGTGGGCATCACGTCGCCCACGACGTGGTCACGCCACCACTGCGCCACCGCGTCGATGAGTCGGTCGCACAGGGCGTCGTCGCGGACCACGACCCGCTCCTCGTAGTCCCCGGCCACGTCAGCGGCGATGTGGCCGAGGTCCAGGCCGGTGACGGCCAACTGGTACATGACCTGCAGGGCGTAGGCGTCGGGGACGGCGCCGTCGGCCCACTTGCCGCGCTGCCGGTGCCCGGCGGTCTTGACCTCAATGGCCAGCGACGTGGCCGGATTGTGGCCGAGCGCGTCAGGTGAGCAGCGGGCTTCCGGCACGTCGGGGTGGGCCAGCATCGACGGAATGTCGGGGTAGGCCTCCACGATGGTGTCGGGGTGGGCGTCGGCGTAGGCGGCGAGCACGAACGCTTCCAGGTGTTGCCCGCGGCGGCTGGCGTAGTTGCCGGTGAAGCCGTCGGCCTTGCCGGTTTTGGCCAGCCACAGGTCCACGGCGGTCTGGTACGGGTTGAGCCCGAGCATGGTGGCGACCTCGGATGCACCGATGCCGCCCGGTCTCATGGACAGCCACTTCTTACTGCCCGGCTTCGCGGTGCAGATGACGGTCGCGGTCATGCTTGCCCGCCAAGGTTCTGCCAGTCGGTGGCTAGTGCTCCAGTCACTGCCGTGCCGCCATCACGTCGATGTGCCAGCCAGATGAGCCGCGCGCGGTTAGTGAAGAATCCGTGCAGGGGCAGGGACGTCTTTACCTGCGCATACTTCGACTTGCTCCGTTCGCTCTGCTGCTGCTTGCGTCGCTGTTGGCGGTTCATCTGTTCTCTCCTTGGTGGTGTGCCCGCAGCCGCGCTTCGGCGACGGGTCTGCTGGATGGTTCGGACTCATGCGGGGGGTGTGCGCGGGGCAGTAGACGGCCCACTCGCCGGACGTGAGTTGGTACAGGATGTCCACGGGCTCGACGGCGGCCCAGTCCACGGTGGTCACGTCCCCGTAGTTGGGGACCGTGGGCCAGTGCTTGGCGAGGATGGTGCTGGGGTGCTTGTCGTACTCCACGAACCACGCGGGGGTGGCGTCGGGGAACACCGACTGCACGGCGAGGTCCGCACCGCCGTAGCCGCTGAACAGGCTGCCGATTCTCATGCGTCCGCCTCGCACTGCTTGCACTTCTCCCACTGGGGGCCGTGCCACTCGCAGCGCACGATGCGCGCGTCCAGGCGGACCCGCCAGTGGGATGGGGGGCGGCGGCGGTGGGACCGATCTGGCCCCGTAGATACCGCATCTAAGTCCGCCGCCGCCCGGCTTGTGGTGGCCATCAGTCGCGCCACAGTTCGATGAAGTCAGCCATGCGCACGACCACGGGCCAGTCGTCGATGGACGCCGGCCCCTGACCGTTGAGGCGCAGGATCAGCACCGGCATCTGCTGCCCGGCGTTGGCCTTCGCCTGCTTGATGAACGCGGGAATGGCCAGGTTGGCTCGGGCCTTGATCTCCACAGCCGCGCCAGGTGTCTCCACCAGATCCACGCCAGGTCCGCGGGACACGTTGCAGTGCGGCCAGATGGTGCGCAGCCGCTCGGCGACCAGACGCTCGGTGTTCGCCCCGCGGGCCTTCCGTGAGTTGGTCACGGTGCGACCTCGTCAAACAGTGCCGGGAGCGCCATCTGCTCGTCCAGGTCCCGCAGGTTGCCGACCGCGGTGCGCCAATAGGACGGCTTCAGTTCGATGCCGTGGCCGTACCGGCCGAGCTTGACGGCGGTGTAGACCTCCGACCCGATCCCCGCGAACGGCGTGAACACGGTCTCGCCGGGGTTGGACCACAGCCGCACGACACGCTCGATGAAGTCCAACTGCAGCGGGCAGATGTGGCGCTCGTCGGCGTCGTCGCGGGCCACCCGTTCGTTGAGGGTGCGGGTCTCCTTGATGTCCAGCCACACCGGGCGGGCCCAGTCGATCCACTCCTCATTGCTGACGTCGTTTTTGATCGGGATGGTGTTGTCGCCGGGCTTACGGAACAGCAGCAGGTAGTCCGCCAACGCGGGCCGTGTCATGGATGAGTCGCGGTTCTTGGTGACGAACATCAACGCTTGGGCTTTGGTGCGGATCGCTTGCGCCTGGGGGTCTTTGTCCACGGTCACCTCGCCGTGGAAGATCCACCCGGCGTCCATGTAGGCGCGGATCACGTCGCCACGAAAGTCGGTCATCCCGATCACGCCGTTCGTGGCCTTGGTGGTCGTGAGCTGCTGGACGTGGACCGCGCAGATCCGGCCCGGCATCGTGATGCGCAGGTTCTCGCGGATGATGAACCCGTAGTGCTCGAAGAACTGGCCCCGGCCCATGGAGTTGCCGAGGTCGCGCGGCGTGGGACTGTACGTGAAAAGCGACGCGAACGGCGGCGAGTAGACCGACAGTCCGACGGAGTCGTCGGGGATCTCGGCCATCCGCTCGCACGAGTCGCCCAGCCAAAGCCGCCAGGTGTCGCCGTGCTCTTCTGCGGTCATGTAGTCGTCGTTCATCTGGCCATCTCCCCTTCAATCCACGCAATGGCCACGGCGGCCACCTGTATGAGTTCCTCCACTAGCCCCATGTCGTCGTCCTCAAGGACGGCGCGGGCGACCTCGCCGCATTCCTCGGTCAGGACCGCGACCTTGACGGTTCGGGTCACCATCGCCGACGAGCAGTCGCCCTGCCCCCATCGGTGGGTCCCGCCCCACTTCTCCTGCTGTCGGTCGCGCTCCATGTCGATTGCCCGGCGGATGTCATCACGCATTGCGCCCCTCCTGCATGGCTCGCACCATCTGCTGCGCGACCATCGCCGCGTCTTGTTCCTTGCGCCGCACGTTGTCCGCGATCTGGGCTTCCAGTTGGGACAGCACGATGTGCACGTCCACGACCCGCTCCTGGCCGTAGCGGAAGCAGCGGCGGATGGACTGGTAGTAGGCCTCGTAGGAGTCGGATAGCCCGACGAACGCCATGCGCGCGCAGTGCTGCGCGTTGATTCCCATGCCGTGAATTGCGGGCTTGGTTAGCAGAACGGGGCGCTCCCCATCCAGCCACCGATAGAGGAGATCGACCTTCTCTTCCGGGGTCATTCGCCCCTCGATTGAGAAGCAGCGATCCCCGAAGTGACGCGCTAAGTAGTCCTGCTCATCATTCAGCCCGCACCACACGATCCACGGTTCCAGCGAGGTACGCGATTGCGTTGGAGAGTCGGATTGGGTCATCGCCGAGCAGTCCGATGGCCATGTTGCAGGGGGAGCAGAGCAGCCCTCTGACGAGTCCCGTGTCGTGGCAGTGGTCAACTGCAAGTCGGCGTCCAGTGTTGTCGGCTGACGTGACTCCGCAGATCGCGCAGCGCCCCCCTTGGGATTCCGCAATGTCGTCGTATTCCTGCGCGGTGATTCCGTACTCCTTACGGAGTCGGTAGTCCCTGATCGACTCTTTGTCGCGCAGCTTTGATAGTCGGATGCACTCTGCCCGGTACTCGGGGTCATTCGCGTATCTATCGCGTCGAGCTGCATTGCGTCGCTCGCGCTCTTCATCCGAGAGCTTCCACTTCTCAGGGTTTGCTCGGTAGTACTCCCGCATGTATTCGCGGTTGGTATCTCCCGATCGGGATTGGCCCAGTCGTCGCTCACGTTCGGCTGGATCGGACCGGTATTTGCGCCTTCGATTAGCGGCGTACTCGGGCTTCCATGCCATGTTTGAATCATCTCTGTTGGGTCCGACAGCCCGTGTGATTGGTCCACGATCGCCGCGGCGCGTTCACACCGCGCGCGCATGGTGGACCGCCGGACGGCCGCTCGACCGCCGACGCCGCCGAGGTCGGTAGCGAACAGTTGCCCGTCTTGCTCCATCTCCACTGACACCAAGTGCGACTCGATGTTGAGGCCGGGAAGGATGTACCCGTCGTCGGGGTAGCCCATGTCGGACGGGCGACGGATCGCGACCGCCCATGACGCCATCCACTGGAACATGGGCGATCGGGCGTGCCCCTTGAGCCGCCACCCGTCGGAGTCGTGGATGAAGTACGCGGCGAGCATGTTCACCCGCGACATGACGCCCAGGAACTCGGCCTGATTGGTCAGTTCCTCGGGGTCGTTCGGGGCGGGCGTCGCCGTGCAAGCCAACCGGTACGGCACGGGCGCGAAGTGCTGGATCAGTTTCGTGCGGGTCTTGCCGTCGTGAGACTTCAGGATGGACGCCTCGTCCAGCACGACCGCCGCGAACAGGTGCGGGTCGAAGTGGTCCACCATCTCGTAGTTGGTGACGTAGAGGCCGGGTCCGACCAGATCGCCGGACCGGACGTAGGTGGCTGTCACCCCGACCTTCTCGGCTTCGCGCACCGTCTGGGCGCATACGGCCAACGGGGCCACGATCAGCGCGGACTCGCCGGGCCCGGTCATCAACCTGGCCCATTCGATCTGCATCAGTGTCTTGCCGAGCCCGGTGTCCGCCCAGATGGCAGCCCGGCCGCGGTTGGCGGCCCAGGTCACGATCTCGGCCTGCCACGGGTGCGGGTAGGGATGCACGGCGTCG